CCACTCTCATTTACGAACGTGCCGATGGTGTAGTATACGCCAGAGAGTTTGGTGCTGACCCCAGCACCAGAGTTGAGGTAGGATATGAGTATGATCCTATAACAGGACACAAGATCGATCACGATTCAAGAACTAGCGACGGAAGACCTTTGCACGATCACATTCAAGAAGACAAACTGTGGGGTGAGATCCGCCGAGAGGCACGGACCAATCCCACTTTACAAGATGCACTGGAACGTGCTATAATGATCTATCAACTAAGCAAAACTGAATGAGTAAGATTTATTGCAAAGCACCTTGGACCAGTGTAAGTTACATGCCTGGCGGCAAATATTCGCCGTGTTGTGCTTGGAGTGGTAATACATTTGACAGCCAAGAAGAAATGACCAAAGTAGTTGGCGGTGCATTTTTGCGGGGGGAAGTTCCTAGTGAATGTCTTGGATCTTGCCAACCCAATCAAAATGGATGGCGTGATGGGTTTTCTCGATTTGAAACTGATTATAAAACTCATCAGATAAAATATTTAGATTTTCGAAATAACAATCTCTGCAATATGAAATGCCGAAGTTGCGGTCCAGGATTTAGCACCAGTTGGGCTAGCGAAGTCAAACAAACTAGTATTGTATTGCATGAATCAGTAGTGATGGATGACATGGATCTTACTCAGTGTGAGCAAGTTTATTTTGCTGGTGGCGAACCATTACTGAATCCACAACATTATGCAGTATTGAGAAAATTAATTGATCAAGGCAGTCGGCCTGTGTTGATGTACAGCACCAACACCAGTGTGTTAGGATACAAAGATCAACATGTAAAAGATTACTGGCCTAACTTTGACCGCATCAATGTTCATTCCAGCATTGATGCTGTGGGTAAATTTGCAGAAGTTGTTCGTAGTGGCACAGTGTGGACAGATGTAGATGCCAATTTAACTTGGTTAAGATCGCAACCCAATGTGTTGCTTAGAATAGCAACGGTGATCTCAGCAATCAACATTTGGTTCTTGCCTAGTTTATTAGAATATTTTGATTGGCTAGATGATCCACATGTGTTTGACCCGGTGTTGGCCAATGTGGACAGTGTGATCGGCCTGAATAGTATTCCTTACAAATACAGAGATGCATTGTTAGAAATACTAACCGATTCTCGATTCAACAAACATTATAACATGCTCAGAGCCATTGACGCATTGAAAGAAAGAAACTACAATCAAGAAAACTGGTATAGATTTTTAAGTCAACAGTTGATCCAGGACAACTACAGAAACGAAAATTGGTTTGATCTACTGCCAATCAAACACGAAGTATATAGAGAGGCTATGCAAATTGACAACAGATAAACTTAGTATTGCAAACGAGATGCGTATGTTTGACCGCAAGGTTAGAACATTCTATGACGACTTGACCCCAGAGGAAAAGAAAAAGTTTTCAAACTATCTCATGATACGTTGGGGGTCGGCAGTGGAAGGCTCAAGAGAATTGCAGGAGTTCTATGTGATTGCTTGTAACGAGCGACTGAACAAACACTTCTTCAACGTGGGCAAACATCCTAAATTACAGTGGCTTATGGCCACAAGTGTGAGTCCCGGTATGGGCACACCAAGGCATCCGTGGATAGCGCCTCGCAAGAAAGAAGCAGGACTCAGTGCCAAACGCAAGGCCTTGATGGCCATGTATCCCACCTACAAAGATGATGAAATAGACGTCATGGCACAGATTACAACACAAAAAGAAATTGACACATACAATCGACAAGCAGGCAATGAAAAGAAATGAATCTAGTAGTCAATGGGTGTAGTTATGCAGAATCTTATGCTGGCGGCCAGGGTCATGTTGATCTGGCCGAGGCACTGGGACTAGACAATCCAGTTAGTCTTGCAATCGGTGGCAGTGCAAACAGTCGCATATTACGCACAACTCTCAAGCATAGTTATACTGCACCTCCAACACTGTACGTGTTGGGTATGACATTTGTATCCAGGTTGGAAATACCTATCTGCGATCCTGTTGATGATTTTGAAGGGCGTTGGACCAATCCACAAAATCAAAAATTCAGTCATCGTTGGCAATTGGGATGGTCAAAGACTGACTCTGACAATTTTGTAGAAATTAAACTCAAAAGCGAAGTGTTTAGTATTTTGGATCGCACTGAGGATCTAATGTATCGCATGTTAAGTGTGATTGCTGATTTACAACATCGTGGTCATCGTGTGTTGATGTTTCAACAAGCAGATAATCTATATCAAGAGTATCTAGACAATTCTAGACTAAAGTTATTTCAACGCCCAGAAATCATTGATGGTTTTAGATGGTGTTCTATTGCATGGCAACAGGCACAAGGTGTGCCACCCTACAGTTACGGACCCGGTGCACCTTATGTTCCACCCGACATGAAACATCGAGCCGTTGGACATCATCAAATGTTCAATGAATACTTGACAAACTATATTCAAGAGCATAAACTGTTGGCATGAGTTTTATTTGTGAATTTTGTAAAAAAGAGTTTGCTAGGGAAACAAGCATAGCAGTTCACTCTTGCGAGCCCAAGCGTAGAAGACTGGCCCGAGACGAAGCAGGTGTGCGTATGGGTTTTCAGGCATACATCAAGTTCTACGAAACTATGCAAGGCTCAGCCCGGAACAAAACACATGATGACTTCTGTGACTCACCTTACTACCGAGCATTTGTGAAATTTGGCAACTACTGTGTAAACACTCATGTGATTGCGCCAGCCCGTTTCATGACATGGTTGTTAAAAGCCCAAAAGAAAATCGATCACTGGTGCAGTGACAATGTATACACAGAATATCTAATAGAATACCTGCGTGTGGAAGCAGTGGATGATGCTCTGGCTCGAGCAATAGAACACAGCATGCGTTGGGCAGAAGAAACAGGCAATCCCCCACATGACTGGATGCGTTACGGCAACACCAATGCACTGTGTTATGCTGTCACAGCAGGACGTATCTCACCATGGATAATTTACAATTCAGAATCAGGACAAAAGTTCCTAAGTGAACTCACATCAGAACAACTGGCCATGGTCTGGCCCTACATTGACTCAGATGCCTGGCAAAAGAAGTTTGTAAACTACCCAGCGGATCAAGAGTACGTGAAAGATATATTAAACAAGGCAGGATGGTAATGAGCGCAGACATTGACATTGACTTTGCCGACAGAGAAACTGTGTTGAAACTGATTCAGCATGTGCCTGCACGACAAAGCAATGGCAAGAAGCACAACTCGGGTATCTATGTTACGGACATTCCTGCGGATCCTGTCAATCAGTGCGCCGCAATAGATTACGAAGAAGCAGAACAGCGTGGATATTTTAAACTGGACTTCCTAAACATGAGTGTGTATCAGTTGGTGCGTGATCCTGCACACTATGAAGCAATGCTCACAGCCACGCCACCTTGGGAAAGACTGTGGACTGATCATGCTTGGGCCAGCCAACTGGCACACGTAGGCAATTATACAGATTTGCTACGGGTGATGAAACCTGATTCAATACCCAGGATGGCTGCCTTTATATCCGTTATCCGGCCAGGCAAGGCACACTTGCAAACACGCCCTTGGTCAGAAGTTTTTGCCAGCGTGTGGGACGGGGACGAATCTCGAGGCTATACATTTAAGAAAAGCCACGCTGTTTCCTACGCGGCTCTGGTAGCACTACATATGAATTTACTTAACTAGAAAACCAATCTTGACGACGCCAGTCAAGTCCCCATACATTGATTGTTTCTGGAGAGTCAGAAAATCCCAACATACTATCCCAATAACGATGATAGCAATTTGACACATCAATGTCAAGTTGATTGCACAAATATCGACTACCACCAGATTGAAATAACTTTGTGTATTGGACTTGCTGACCTGGCACGGAACTGTTGAGGCTTACAAAAGCATTTGATTTTTGATTCTTCAACATCAAATGTAACTGGTCAATCCTGTCTTGGTTGGTTGGTTGAGATTTTTTAATGTGTGAGTCAATAATCCATTGCTCCGAAAAACCTCGCACACTATCCATGTGTTTGCGATGAGATAGATATGTCTTTGTGATAAATTCCCAAGATATTTTATTTTGATCAGCACCGTGTGTGTTGATAGATAAAAATTTTATCAATCCATCGTTGATCTTGGCCTGGTAATCTGAACCTTTCAAATGAAATCCATGGCAAGCAGTTGCCCATGTAAAATTTGCGTTTTCGTGTAGTTCTAGATTGTTGTTTTGTAAAATTGATTCAACGCTTTGTCCCGAATCAATTGATCTAATGTCCCCTTGTCTACCATAACTAACTCCGGTAAAAGGATCAATTAACCAAGTATTGTTTACAAAACCAGGCAAAGTACCAAGCCAACCTGCCACAAAGTCTGCACGAGCCCCACCTGTACCGGCCACAATACATAACTTTATTTGGGACATGTTAGATCAATCCATTCTCCGCACAAGAGTAATTGATTTACGTTTGCTTTTCTTGCGCACTATGTCCAGTAAACTACATGCAGGACCATGCAAAATTTCCAAATCTTTGTTGACAAAAGTTCTCAGGGTATAGCGGAACTGTTCCCAATCTTTACGCAAAAAGATGTTGATGGGAATTGATCTATTGCTTTCCCACCACCAGGTACTGGCCAGTTCTAAAAACAGCAGTTTGGCCTGTTGATCAGTGACTGCACCAAAATCGTAGATGGTTGTAACAATATCGTCCTTGTTTTGTACCACACCCACATATTCTGCATTGGCATAAACGCACAATGTTATAAAAGGATATTTTTCTGTCAATTTTTCAAAAATATTGTTACCCATAAATACTTGCTGAGGATCCTATGTATTCAACCACCGTTTACTTATACCAACAACTCGTCCGGGTACTTTTGATAGACACCAGTGGCGGATATTTTACAAAGAGGTACGACCCAGTGTACGCAAAACAATTAACCATCAACAAGGGAGTGGACAATGTTCTGCTCTTTGAATTTATCAATCAAGACCAAAAGCCGGTGAATATTGCGGGCTCAAGTTTTGTTTTCCGTGTAGTAAATCAAACAGGAGATGAACTCCTGATTACCAAGCCCATGGAGATCTTGAGTTCGGCTCTGGGCCGAGTCAAAGTTGTACTTGACAACACAGATACCATCAACATACAGGCACAACCTGCCAGTTATAGCATACAACGCACAGCCGGCAACTATGTGCAGGCCGCATATACCGATGCCAACAGCCAAGCCAGAGCCGACTGTAACATTGTGGATTCAGTGTTCCCGCAACACATACCAGCCGCAGTTTGTACAGTGCCTGACATGTACGGCAAGAACAATTACTTTGGTGTGGGACCAACACAATGGCCAGACTGGGCACTGACACCACAGCCGATCAATGCCATCCAATCAACCGAATTCTACAGCAGTTTCATGCCCACAAACGGTTCGAGCCTAACCACAGTCAAGTATGACTTGGTGGGTTATACTGGCACAGTCAAAATACAGGCCGCCCAGAACTATGAATCGGTTTGGTACAACGTGACAGAGTCAAGACAATACCTATGCGATACTGTGAGTGATTATCTCAACGTGGTTGGCTTCCATCCCTTGTTGCGCCTGGCATTCAACAACTCAATTGGCTATGGTGCCGCAGGCACTGTACAAGTTACAGATACCGTGGTAACTTCAATTAGCATTACCAATCCCGGTGTGTACTATGTGGCACCACCCCTGATTGAAATTCTAGGTGATGGTTCGGGTGCGACTGCCACCTGTACAATTGATCCCAACGGTGGCGTGGCCGGAGTAACCATTACCAATGGTGGTTCGGGTTACTTGCCTGTTCAATTCCAAAGCAACGTAAGTGCTACCGCACTATTCACAAACGGACGAGTAGAGAACGTTCAATATCGTTGATCTAGTGTGACAATTGTGTTATACTAGTTGAATGCTAGACATACTTGCTTATCTACCTGCCAAAAGAAAACCCAGTCCACAGGGCTGGTTGAGTTTCAATGCGGTATGTTGCACCCATAATGGACAAAGCCCAGACCGGCGCGGGCGTGGTGGTATCAAGGCAACTGAACAAGGTTGGAGTTATCACTGCTTCAACTGCTCATACACAGCCAGTTTCATTCTAGGGCGCACAGTGGGTTTCAAAGCCCGACGATTACTAGGATGGATGGGTGTGCCTGACAACGAGATTGACATGCTCAATCTTGAAAGTCTACGTCATCGTAGCATACATGGTATCTTGGAAGATCGACAACGAACATTTAATGTGCTCAGTGCTATTGAGTTTGAAGAGTCGGATGACTTCCCACCTTTTAGTGAAGTGGTCACGCCAGAGTTTCCGTTGTACTGGGATTATATTCGCCGACGCGGTGTGCCAGAAGACTTTCCCATAATGACATCAATCAAAACTGATGGTGTTCATTGGGTCAGGCCATTTGTGTTGGTACCGTTCACATACAACGACCGAGTGGTGGGTTGGACGGCTAGATTTTTAGATGACAAGATTCCCAAGTATATAAATCACTCACAACCGGGCTATGTGTTTGGCACAGACTTGCAACATGCCAACTGGCAACATGTGTTGGTCATGGAAGGTATCTTTGATGCACTCTCAATCGGTGGCCTTGCAGTCATGCACAACACCATCAGTGACGCACAAGCAAGATTGATTCGCAGTCTCGGGCGCGAAGTCACAGTAGTGCCAGACCAAGACACAGCCGGTGTGGAACTGATTGACCGTGCTGTGGAACTGGGCTGGGCAGTGAGCATACCCGAGTGGCCTGCGGGTTGCAAAGATGTCAATGACGCTGTGATAAAACTGGGCCGACTAGGGGCCTTGCTAACTATCATGGCCGCGAGAGAAACTAGTAAAATCAAGATAGAAATAAGGAAACGACAACTTGTCAAACAAATCCAACAGTTATGATGCAGGATACGCATCTTCATATTATGATTGGCTTGGAAAATATGCAAACTGTTCCTTTGATTATTTTGCAAGACATAAGGAAGGTCGGCCCATTGCTTATGAATTTAATAGTTTAGGGTATCGAGGAAACGATCATCATTCCAATCCGGAAATATCTGTATTTGGTAGTAGTTTTAGTTTTGGAGTAGGAATAGAATTCAATCAATGTTGGCATCAACAACTGGGTGATTATCGCATAAACTGTTACGCACCTGCAGGATTTCTAGTAACAAATAATGATATCATTGATCATTATCACAAGGCCGATGTTTTGTGTGGAATTGTGATATTGCAATTTAGAGAGTTCAAGTACAATACTGCACCAATAACTGTACCCAAAAATAGTAAATGTTTTGTCATTGATGAAAACTGTCACAGTGACTTATTTGGATTTGACTATGATAGTTTCATAGACACAGCCGAGGACAAAACGCATCCTGGACCAGAAACACACAAACAATGGGCAATAAAAATAAAGAAACAGTTCAACTTGTGATCAGCCATCTCGAAGGTTCTTCAGGGAATTTTTTAGGAAGATTATTTGCTGATTGTTATGACAAGAATCAATCTCTCTTCAGGACAGATACTACCTTTGATCCTCGAGTTTTGGCCATTGATGGAGTTGATAAATGGGACCAGGAACTCAGTCGATTACGTGAGCATCGAGTTATAGTAACACACAATTTTGATCTGCAACAAATTTCTAAATATTTTCCAAATGCAAAAATTATACAAATATATCCGTACACACATATCGGTAATGTTCTGTATAATATTTGTTTTAAGAAATTAAACAGAACATTGGACAACCTGGTAGATAATCACCTGTTGCACATTGTTGAATGGTATAATCACATTCAACAAAGACGTCCGGTCCAAGATTGTATAGATTCTTGGCAATTGACCGATCAACAGACTGTTGAAAATTTACTAGAAATTAAATTTTCCAAATCGCAAGAACAGTTCTTTAATCTATATTGGGAACACCAACTGGCCTATTCATTGACTATCCCGGATTCTCCGTTGTCAATCGAAGAACTTGTTTCATTTTGGAAAATTGAAAATTACTTTAATGATTGGTCAATTGCCTGGACTATTTTTGTTTATGAACTAATTAATCAACGATTAGAACATCAACGAGTATGGTCCGTGGACGTTGATAAATTTAATTCATGGGACGATTTAGCAAAAATACAAACTAGATACAACAATAACTTGACATTGCCTACTGATTGATTATATAATACACTATGCTTAAAGACTACGGACTTGATGTCCAACGACTATTTTTAGAAATGATGTTGGAAGACGCAACAAGTTATGTGCGTGTTCAGAACATCTATAACCCACAGAACTTTGACAAGAGTTTGAGACCTGCGGCCGAATTCATCAAAGAACACTCAGACAAACACAAGACCATGCCTGACAGGATGCAGATTTCGGCAACCACGGGAGTTCGACTTGCGCCTGTACCAGACCTGAACGAAGGTCACTTTGACTGGTTCATGGGCGAGTTTGAAGCATTTACTCGACGTCAAGAACTCGAACGTGCAATTTTAAAATCAGCAGACTTGTTGGAGAAGGGCGAGTTTGAACCCGTTGAAAAACTTATCAAAGATGCAGTACAGATATCACTTACTAAAGACATGGGCACGGATTACTTTGCTGATCCTAAGGCTCGCATTGAGAAATACTTTAACTCGGGCGGGCAAGTAAGCACAGGATGGCCACAACTGGATAGATTGTTGTATGGCGGATTCAGTCGAGGTGAACTCAACATCTTTGCCGGAGGTTCAGGGTCAGGCAAGTCACTGGTGATGATGAACATTGCACTAAACTGGTTGCAACAAGGACTCAGTGGCGTTTACATTACACTGGAACTTTCAGAAGAACTCACAAGTTTGCGAACAGATGCCATGTTAACCAACATGAGCACCAAGGACATTCGCCGTGACATGGACACAACTGAACTCAAGGTAAAACTTGTGGCCAAAAAGAGCGGCAACTATCAAGTCAAAGGCCTACCAGCACAAAGCAACATCAATGATATTCGCGCTTATTTGAAAGAGTATCAGATTCAAACAGGCAAGAAGGTAGACTTTGTGATGATTGACTATTTGGATTTGCTGATGCCAGTCAGTGCCAAAGTCAGTCCCAACGACTTGTTTGTGAAAGACAAGTATGTGAGTGAAGAACTCCGCAACTTGGCCAAAGAGTTGGCAGTGCTAATGGTCACTGCTAGTCAGTTGAATCGTAGTGCAGTAGAGGAAATTGAATTTGACCACTCGCATATTTCGGGTGGTATTTCAAAGATCAACACAGCGGATAACGTGTTTGGCATCTTTACAAGTCGTGCCATGAAAGAGCGTGGCAAGTATCAGATACAATGTATGAAGAGTCGTAGTTCAACAGGTGTTGGGCAGAAGATTGATTTGGAATACAACATCGAAACCATGCGTATTACAGACGAGGGTGGAGACGAAGGAACTGGCTACAACAAGCCACAAAGTAGCATCATGGATTCAATCAAAGCACGAAGTCAGGTAAAGCCAGCCGAGGGCGAAACTGACTCACTGCCCTGGGAACGAGCAAAACCTCGAGGAGACTTTGATCTAGAAGCACCCAAGGTCACAGCAGATGTTCAGAGTGCCAAACTAAAACAACTACTGGGACAAATTAAAAGTTCGTAATTTGTAATAATTCGGGCAAGTACTCTTGCCACTTGATGCCTTTTGCGGCATCTTGTTGGGCTAGTTGTTTCAAACATTCTTGCCAGTTATGTTGATCTTGATCGGTATGTGCTGTCCCAATGTAGGTGTCAAAATCTACTGTTGAAAGTATTTCTTTTAAATGATTTTTGACGTTCTGAGGCAATGCACGAGGTTGCAACCAAACTGGTTGATAAATGGGATTATTGTTATAAGAAATTTGATTTTGATTGAACCAATCAACTGTTCGATTATGATACAGTACATTTAGATTACTTAATGTATAACTTGAACTCACATTATCAGTCACCTGGCGAAAGAATTTCAAGTTGTCTATTAGATCCTGCCACTTCAATGGAAATCTAAGATATTCAAATACTGGCCCTGTTCCATCGATGCTGATACAGAAATTTACATTTTTAAATTTACTTAAAATTTTCTGTTGATAAGCATTGAGTGCAACACTACCATTGGTTACCATACTTAGGAATACATCAGAGTTACCAAGATCTAACAAATGCTCAAGCAGTTCAAAATTCTTTTTCTCATAAAGAGGTTCGCCGCCTATTATACTCAGCATTTTGAGTTGTTTGAAATTTACTTTTTGTTTAATCAGATCAATATCTACAGATGTAGAACGTTGTATTGGAATTAACGGATTTATTCGATGATTTAACTGACTCCAACTGCTACTAAAAGTATCGCTACAACTCACGCAAGTGGAATTGCAAGTATAACTAGTAAACAATTTAAGCATGAGTATATTATCTTTACTGTTTTCGGCTTCTTGTTTGATAAATTTTAAATCTCGATCCCAATACCAATCTAGTGCAGAATTTTTTAATTGACGGTCGCTCTGTAATCCCTGGCTTTCAAGATTCCAACATTTTTGACATTCCTGGGGTTTTTCCCCATTGAGCATTTGTTTTTTAATTTTTTCTATATCGTGTTTGTGCGGTAGCAAACAACAATGTGTTTCCTGTTGTTTCCAGTTGATCTCTCTACCAAACCAAGGTAGGACACAAAAAGTATCCATGCTTTAAGAAGTAGCACCCTTGATCACAGCATAACGCATTACAATGGCTTCGCTGAGTGAACCTGAGGTCGCATTGCGAACATAAACAGTGGCTGATCCTGCGCCACAAGCGGCAGTAAAGGTATAAGAACCAATAGTACCGCCACTCACATGATTGATCACTAACAAATCAGTTGATGAGATTGTACTGTTTGTAAAAGTAAAACTCACAATGGTGGCAGCAGCCAGGGCCGCATTGCTCATGGTAATTTGTCCACTGGGCTTGTTTAATGTAACACCTGTGGCTTTGTTTGTGGCCTGTGTCACAGTACCGCCACCGCCGGCAACATATCCAAATGGATTGGTATAAGCAGTAAGAGCACGATTTAAATCATAGATGGCAATTGTGGTACCCGAATCCACAGTACTAAACCCAAATCTGTATGTGCCAACGGCACCAAAGGTGATAACGTTGGCACTATATCCTTGAATGCCTGTTGTACCCACACTGACTGCGACAGGCAATGTGACTGTGTAAGCAGTATTGGTCACAACAACGTCTACATAAACCACACCCTCGGACCCTGACGCCGGCCAGTTTGAAAAACTCAAACTAACATTGGCAGTTGGCGCAACCAACTGATATTGCCCAGCACTATAATCAATAGGGATAGCACCTGCTGTGGCAGTTTGTTGAACATAAGTGTAACTGACGTCTTGTAATTTAACGGCGTATATTAAGTTGTCCGCCATGTTGTTGTCAAGCGTGGTGCCTGTTAGTGCGGCTTTGAATACGCCTTTGTTTTCCAAGTCAGTGATCTCTGTTGCGGCTGTTTGGAAATTGGTTTTAATATTGGTAAAATTATCTCTAAAGCCCTGTGTGTTATTGGGCTGACCTGCAACGGGGTATTGGCCGTCGATGTTATTGGGGTTGATTTGACTTGTCATGGGAGATCCTGTATAATAGATATTTATTAGAATCTAAAAAGCACTAAATAATCCAAAGGCCCAGATCGAATGCAGAAAAAGACCCGAAGTTTGCTGGAAGAATTAGATTCAATGTATGTGGAGCAGGACCGCCGACTGATCATTGAAACTAGAGCGGACAGCGTAATTGCCAGTGCCATACGCCTGATTGAACAAATTGAATCAGAGTTTGGTGCAGAGCAAGCAGAAAACCTCACAAGAAAATTGCTCAACGCCATACGCACCAAAGATGCCGGCAAGTTTTCGCGATCTGTTAGGAGAACCAATGCAGATTCATGAAATAACACGTAGACCCTTAAACGAACTTGCCAACATGCCAACAGCAACGGGAGCCACTCCTATGAAGGTAAGTTACGGTCCGGGTATTGTTAAACCAGCAACTACAACAACTGCCGCCCCCACTAGTGGGTCAGCACCTGCTATCGCTTCTCCCAAGACCAGTGGATCCGTGGGTAGTGCTATTGCCAACAGCCTTCCCGGAAAAGTTGTAACTGGAACCGCGGCCGTTGCAGGTGGAATAGGATCTGCACTAGGCAAAAGCCTGATGAGCAAAGCATTTGGTGGTGTAGATGTGCTCGGTAAAAATGGTCAATCTCAAAGTCGTGAAGACTTTATGAAGAGCATGGTAAACAGCCCCGAAGCCAAGACACTGGCCACAACTATGCAAACCTCTTGGGCGCAAACAGTGCAGAATTTCTTGGCACACAGTAAAGATGCCAATGGTAATCCGGCAACCAGTCTCAGCACAGTAACCCAACCCAGTATAGGTGCCCTACAGCAAGAGTTGCATCAAATGGTCAATCAGATGATCGGGGGTCGCAATGGCAGCGACTATACAACCATAGGCAACTATGCTAAAGACCCGGCAGTCAAGCGTGGTACTCAAAGTATTGTTACAAAAATTACACAGATGATAGATGCTATCTACCAAGCCACAGTACAAGGTGTTGACCCCAAGACCATTGGCGGAGATTGGTTGAAACTTGTGGGCGATGGAATATTGCCAGCACAAAATTCTCTTGCCTATGATCGAAACAGTGCCCTTGGTGGAGGTAGTGGTGCAGTTTCGCCAGCCGGATTTGACCTAAGATATACTGGCAAATCAGCACCTAATGATCTTATAATTAACTTTGGTCGGGGATGGGAACCATACAACGATGCCAATCCACAACACAAGGCCGCTGGTGATGCGGCAGGAATCAAACGACCATGATGTATCTCAACGAAGGTGGTAATGTTTTCAAAGATGCGAAAGGCCGGCCACTAACACAACGCATTAAACAAGCAGACATCGCCAGCACGGTGGCCTGGCTGGAAACTGTCACAGGTCTTGATTTATCACATGACAAGGATGAGAACGGTATCCCTGTCAAGTGGCTGGGGTCAACGGGCAAGAAACCTGAATCGGGTGACCTAGACCTTGCTGTGGATGCCAACGAAATAACCAAGGCCGAACTCAAGGGCATACTGGATGCTTGGGCCACAAAAAACAAACAAGACCCCAAGGACTGGACCC